TGCCAAGCAAACAGTATTGATAGAGACAACCGTAGCTTCCGAGGATAACCCTCTTCTGAGACTCAAAAATTCCAACGCTGATGCAAGCGGCCCAATTCTTCGATTTGAAAACAGTGCAGGAGCAGATGGCTCGGATGATGACTATGTTGGAACCATATCATTTTATGGCGAAGACGACGGAACGCCGTCAGATGTAGAATACGCGAAGATAGCAACACAAGCTACGGATGTTTCTTCTGGCGCCAAGAATGGAAGCGTTGTTTTCACAGCGATGGTTGCAAACGCAGCCAGAGAAGTTGCCCGTATGAATCCAGAATCTTCTACTGCTGATACATTTTGCGGTGGCTTTGGATATAGGCGTCCAGTTGTGGAGGTTACGGGCGCAACCTATGTATTGACAGCCGATCAAAGCGGTGTGGTGCTGGCTTTAAATAGACCTGCCGGCATTACTATAACCTTGCCAGCCGATACCAACACTGGCTTTCATTGCAAGATGGTTGTCTTGAACTCATTCTCCGGCACTTGGAAAGTTGCAACAGAGTCAGATGGCGATCTACTTTTGGGAGGAATTTCGATTGTTTCAAACTCTGCCAAGGCAGATTCATTTGGGACAAACGGATCAAGCCACGATACCATGACTATGAGTAGCGCTGCAAAAGGTAGAGGCAAGGGTAGCTTTGTGGAATTTACTTCAGTTGCGGCTGATAAGTGGCTTGTGAGCGGAGTACTCCATTCCACCGGCATCCCGGTAACACCTTTTGCAGATTCATAATATTTTTAAAAATATTATTTTTGAACTATTTAATTATTAGAACTGGAGTCACCATGGGATATAAAGAAACGCGTCGTCACGCTGGGTACCCTCGCAAAAATAATCGCTATAATAAAACAAAAAGGCTAAATCTAAAAAGCAAGCGACCAAGCAATTGTACAGTGGTTTTAAAAGAGAATGAGCCCCCAGAGCGCGCAATTAAAAGATTTCTTAAGAAATGCAAAAAACTTAAGATAATCGAGAAATATAGAGAAAAGACGGATTTTTATATAAAGCCTTCTGAAAAAAGAAGAAAAAAAGCAATTAGGAGACAAAGGGCGATCAAAAGAGATTTGAGTGAAAATCTCTCCCGATAGTGTACTTTCAATAAAAGTGGTATTTGTGCGAGCCGGGTACTACTTATTTGTGAGATTCTGAATTTATCTTTTTAAAGGAAATTACTATGTCATCGATGTTGGAACAAGCTATTATAGACGCCGAAGCACTCAAGGAAGCTGCTTTAAGAAATGCAGAAAGCGTGATCATGGAGAAATATGCATCTGAAATTAAAGAAGCCATGGATTCACTTTTGGAAGTGGAGGACGAATTTGGCCTAGGACTAGAGCCAGAGCCGGTACCAGAGCTAGTAGGCCCCGAGGATGACATCGCCCTCGCCGCGGCAGAAGAAGAAGAACTTTGTGGATGCCCCGAAGAAGGGGAAAAGCTATCAGTTGAGTTTAGTATTGAAGATTTAAAGGATATTGAAGCTTCTCTGCCGGCAGGAGAGCCATTGGAAGAGCCAATTATTCCGCCAACCGAAGAGGCGGAAGAGGAAGAGCTTGAGCTAGCAGGACTTCAAGAAGATATCGATATTGAAATTGACGAAGAATTGCTGTTCGAGTATCCAGAAATCAACGAAGGACAGCCGGTTGAAGAAACTATTGATGTCGAAGAGCTAGAAGAAGCTCTCATCGTTGATTTGATGGGAGATGAGCTTACTGGCTGGGCAGGGCGCCCAGAGTCTGATAAACAATTTGCACGAGAAATCAGAGTTGCCAAGCTTGCAGCAACTGAAGCAAAAGAACAAAAAGAAGAATTTCAAGCTGCCATAGAAAATTTGGCAGAGACGAAAAAAGATTTAGAGAATGAAAATTATAAGCTAAAAGAGCTTATTTTTAAGTTGAAAGATAAGCTTGAAGAAGTTAATCTATCAAATGCAAAACTACTTTACACGAATCGTACTTTGAATAGTACCTCCTTGAATGAGCGGCAAAAAAATAGAATTGCCGAATCTATCCAGCAATCCGATTCCGTAGAAGAGGCGAAGGTAATTTATGAGACACTTCAAAGTGCAGTGGGTGAGTCGCAAAAGTCAACTCCGAAATCACTGAACGAAGCAATCAGAAAACCTTCACTAACCATGTCAAGGCGAAGAGGGGGGAGTTCACCACGCGACAGCGTTGTGAGGAATCGCTTCCAAACATTGGCAGGAATCAAAAAATAAAAATACTATAGGAGGTATTATAAAATGTCAGTTTTAAATAAACTTACTGAAGGAATCGTCTCCCGCGATCTCCGAAAAGAAGGCGACGCCCTTCTAGAAAAATGGGAAAGAACAGGCCTTCTTGAAGGACTGGAGGGAGACTCCAGCCGTCAAGGCATGGCACGACTCCTCGAAAACCAAGCATCACAGCTTCTTAAAGAGGCTTCCACAATGGCAGGTGGAAATGTCGAAGGATTTGCTTCCGTCGCTTTCCCGCTCGTCCGTCGTGTATTCGGTGGCCTTTTGGCCAATGATGTCGTCTCGGTTCAGCCGATGAGTTTGCCCTCGGGCCTCATCTTCTTCCTTGACTTCACTCACAATCAAAAGGGCGTTAATGTAAACGAACCCGGCGATTCCGTATATGGCGGTGGAAAGATTGGTCAAGCGATCACCGGTGGTGTGAACTTGGGCTATGAGGGTGCCAAAGGCACTATTGGTCACAATGCGTCCTTGGACACTGGGTTCTATAACCTTGCTTCTGGATACTCAGCACCGACTGGCTCCAGCGTTCTAGGCAATGTCAACGAGTTGGATGCATATGCTCCTGCTAATGCAACAACGGCTGCGCAGATCGATCTTAACGCTCCCTCAGAGGTTCAGAAGAAGCTTCTTCGTTATGATCCAGATGTGCTGGGCTTGGGTGATGGCTATGAAGCAATCACATATCGGGTTGCCTTAACCAATGTTGAGCTTACTGCTCTTAAGTTGAACAAGGATATGCTAACTGCCGTTTCTATGAGCATGAATGACACTGAGAGCCTTGCGGATGACATTACTCAAGTTCGTCGTCTGAATGCTCTTGGTTCCTCTACTCTCCACCCATCTGAGGCTACTTGGGGCGGCGAAGAGACTCACCTGTATATGACTTTTGTCGGTGCAGATGCTGCCATTCCCAATGTTTCTGGTCAGGCAACTTCCGGTCACTTTCAGAATGTTCCAACCCTTCACTTCCCACTGATCGATAACTTCGGTGGAACGGCAACTGCCGATGACGGCGCACAAAACGCTGTCGGCGCAGTCGTGGCTACCAGCGAGTGGGGCTTAGAGAACGAAAATACCATCCCTGAGATTGACATCAAGGTGGATAGTATTGCTGTTACCGCTATCACTCGTAAGTTGAAAGCCAAGTGGACACCTGAATTGGGCCAAGACCTTAATGCATACCACAACTTGGATGCAGAGGTTGAGCTTACTTCAATTCTCTCTGAGCAAATTGCTCTAGAGATTGATCGCGAGATCCTTTCAGATCTTATTCAAGGTGCAACTGCTGGTACACTCTACTGGTCACGCTCTCCCGGTCTCTTCGTGAACCGCGAGACTGGTGCTGAAATCGGTGCATCTTCGGCTGCTCCTGACTTCACTGGTACTGTGAGTGAATGGTACGAGACTCTCATTGAAACCATCAATGATCTGTCTGCTAGAATCCATCGTAAGACTCTCCGTGGCGGCGCCAACTTCGTGATTTGTTCACCAGAAGTTGCTTCTGTCCTTGAGTTCACCGCTGGCTTCCGTGCGTCTGTCACTGTTGATTCCGATACGGGCTCAATTGGTGCTGTCAAGACTGGCTCTCTCTCGAAGAAGTTCGATGTCTATGTCGATCCTTACTTCCCGCGTAATGTGATTCTCGCAGGCCGTAAGGGCGGTAGCTTCCTCGAAAGTGGATATGTCTACGCTCCGTATGTGCCACTGCAAGTCACTCCTACCATCTTTGGTATCGAAGACTTCGTGCCCCGCAAGGGCGTGATGACTCGCTACGCTAAGAAGATGGTGCGTGGCGATATGTATGGACTCGTTATTGTCCGCGGTCTCGTTGGCGAAGCTGGCGCAACTAGCTAATCCATAGAGGTTGACAAACAAACCTAACCCGCTCTCTTCGGAGGGCGGGTTTTTTATTTGTTTTTTTTTGAAGGATAGTAGATATCACCAGTAGGACACTATATATAGATGAAGCTTTTAAGCATAGGGAGAATTTAAAATGGGTAAAAGAATGAGTCTCGGAAGACTACAAGCCATGATAGCCGGCGAGAAAACGAACGCATTCCCTCCAGCAGACAATGTTCATGATCTGGGTGGCGCGGCTAACAGGTGGCGTAATGTGTATACTGGAGATCTCCATTTAGAAAATGATAGAGGCTCTTACACTCTAGTCGAGGAACTTGAGTATTTAAGCATTCGCAATAACAAGACAGGTAAATTATATAAATTTGTCTTGGAAGAAATTGAAGAAGAAATTGAAGGAGGAAATGAATAATGGCTGTAATTGTATCAGGATCTGATGGATCCAGCGAAATTTCTGGCTCAGGAGCAACCTATACCGACTCGGGTTCTGTAGCCTCTTTTGCCGGCATGGGCGGCGCCAGATGTCAATGGCAACGGGGTCCATGTATCTTTGATCATGGCAATGTTGGGCAAGACTTTGTTCTGAGTGCTAGCGCACATAATTTCTTTTTTGCTTCCACAAACGATGCAAATGTTACATGTAGCATTGCGACACCGTTTTTCCCTACACCAGCACGCCATGGCGCGTACCTTACTATTGTCAATGCCGGCCCTAATCTTGGAGTCTCTGCCAACACATCGCCTTTTAATCTATCTGCTTCGTGTTCTCCGACATCTACCGGCGTAAAAACAACGGCATTTCTTTATGGCTTAAGCTCAAGAAAACAGCAGCTTACTCTTAGTGCTTCGAGCATGGTTGAGTTGCAGTACTTTACAGCTAGTGCTACACAAAAGGCTAATGCAAACCTATCAGGCATTGCAGGATATTATCTTGTTCATAAATATGTTACCCTCTCTGGTTCTAGTTTGATGCCAGCAGTCTTGGGGCTTAATAGCGTATCATAAAACAGATTGCTCATATTGCAAGCTAACCCGCTCTCTTCGGAGGGCGGGTTTTTTATTTGTTTAGCGGAAGAATTGCCTGTCGAGGTACTATTTATAATTGAACCATAAAGGTTCATACCAAGTTATTGCGTGCTTGAAGGCACGGCCGCAATTCAGCGGTGACACGATTATAAATGGAGGGTTTTTAACATGGGAACAAAAAGAATAGGGCTCGCGAGAGTTGAACAATTACTGAACGGCCTCAGTTATCCTGACGGACCGAGCAGGTTGTCAAATGCAGTTACGATTACTGGAGATACGACTTTGACAGCAGCAACACATGGGTTTCATCCCGTTGTCATTACATCGACTGCTACGCTTACATTGCCGGCAGTAGCAGAAGGAGTTTCCTTTTGGCTTATCAATGGCTGCGCAGACGGCACGCTGATGACCGTTTCGCCAAATGGGGACGATAAGTTCCTCTACAGTTCAGACGGCGCCGCCGGCGTAGACGACAAGGATATTGTTAATACGGCAGCGACAGCCAAGAAGGGAGACTTTGTTAAGCTTACTTACGGATCTGCCGTTGGCTGGACGATTCTTGAGTTAGGTGGCACTTGGGCAGACGAAGCATAATAGCTAAACGCTAGCCAAACAAAACCCCCTTCCATTCGGTTGGGGGTTTCTTTTTTTCGAAACTATTTACTACAAACCACTGGAGGTATTGTGGGTAAGAAAAGAAGAGTGTTGAAAAATCCAAAGTTTGCTAAACTAAGGACGCATCCAAAGTATGCTGGAATGGTTGCCGTACATGAGCAAGAAAAAGAAGAACCTAGCGAAACTGTCATTGAGACTATAGAGCAAAAGCCAGAAATCATAGAAGAGCCAAAGGTTGTAAAGCTAGAAAAGCCAAAGCCCGCTCCTAAAAAGAAGGCTGCTCCAAAGACAAAAGCAAAGTCAAGAACAAAAAAGACTACAGTAAAAAAAACAACGAGGAAGAAGAAATGAGTGATTTCGATTTCATAGAACATTATGGTGATAGCGAGGAAGTAAAAGGAGAAGAGCAGCTTGATGAAAATGAAGTTATCTCCTCCCTAAACTGTGCCGTCATCGGCATCGGCGGAGGCGGAGGCAAGATGGCAAAAGCATTTCTTGACATCGGCTTCAACAAAACTTTACTTGTAAACACCACAGCCAAGGACATCCCAGAGGGTGTAGACGAGAAGCATGTCGTGTTGATCCCAGATGCAGATGGAATCGGAAAAGATGTGAATCTTGGTAAAACAATATTCGCAGACAACGGAGCAGTCGTCGAAGACGCTCTGAGAACAAAACTCGGGAATGTTGACTGGCTATTCGTACTCGCCGGCGGAGGTGGTGGCACTGGTAGTGCTGCGGCATCCTTACACGGTGTTTTTGAGCGTTATTTGAAGTCAGTCAGCGCTGGAGGCTCTATTGTATATGTTGTCTCACAGCCGTCCGCTCAGGAGGCTTTAAACTCAACTATTAGCAAGAACGCCGCTTCTCTCTT